CTAGTCATGTTTTTTAAATTGGTTTAGATTTAACGGATTCAACCTTACCGCATCTTCAAAGTGATCAGGTGCAAAATGTGCATATCGCATGGTCATTTTGATGTCGGTGTGGCCGAGTATTTTTTGTAAAACTAAAATGTTGCCACCATTCATCATAAAATGACTTGCAAAAGTATGACGTAATACGTGGGTTAGTTGTCGATCTGGTAATTCTATTCCTGCACGGTCGATTGCCGAGCGGAACGCTGAATAACAGGGGGTAAATAAGCCACCATGCTTTTGGGGAATTTCGTTAAAGAGTTTATCGCTAATTGGAATGGTTCGATTGCGTTTACCTTTTGTGTTGATATAGGTGATTTTCCCATCTTTAACTTGTGCGCCCTTTAGGCTTTCGGCTTCGCTCCATCTTGCTCCTGTTGCTAGGCAAATTTTAACAATAATGGTTAAATCGGTGGCAGTACTTTGCTCACAAGATAATAGGAGTTTGTGAATTTGCTCTTTAGTTAAATAAGCCATTTCTTGCTCATCGGTTTTAAATGGGCGTATTCGTTCAAGTGGATTGTTATGTTGCCACTCCCCTAGTCTAATTAACTCATTAAACATAGCTTTAAAATAAGTTAATTCAAGATTCATTGTACGTGGGGCAACGTTTTTTATTCTGTCAGTCCGAAATATTTCACCATCAATACGCTTTTGACGATAATTAGTAAACTGTTTAGCTGTAAAATGAGTTGCTAATGGATCATTAATGCATTCACAAGCAAATAACATCGCTTTTAGGCGTGTTTGCCCGTCTTTAAGCGTTTGCCCATGTAATGAATACCAACTTTTAATTAAATCTGATAAATGGCGTTTATCTATCTTTTCACCCAGCCAAGGCTTTTCGTTGGTTTGCTCTTTTAAATAACTTTCATAAGCAAGTGCCTCGCCTTTGGTCGCAAAGGTCTTACGAACTCTACGACCGCCCTCAAGGTATTTTTCAAATAGCCATTTTCCAGATTGTTGTTTTCTAACACTCATATTTAGTTGAGTGTTCCTAGTTTATTAATATTGATATTTTCACTTATAGCATTCCGATATCCCATCCCAAAGTTTGTCGATTTACTTTCTTGTTGAACAAATTCTGCCAACTGATTGATGGTTAATAATACAGAAAATTTATTTAAATATCTTTTAGATTCCGCCTTAATAAAAATATCGGCAGTATTAAATTCTAAGTAGCCAATATTATGAGGTAACCAAATAAAAAACAATTCATTAGATAATTTTACCCTACTAAAAATAAATAATAATAATTCTGCTTGAATTACCTCATCATGTGTAATTGTTTTATGCTTCCACTCATCACTAAAGTAATGGGCTAACAGAGAAATTTTATGAAGAGATAGCCGTTCATTGCGCTTTCTAAGAAGTTCACCACTACGAAAATTAAAATGAACAAAAGAACAGTTTTGTTTTTTGCCATATTCATTAAGAAGAAATCTTTGTAATAAAAAATCATTTAGTTCAGAAAAACGCTCATAACGAATAAATAATGAAACTGTGTATAAAAATAATTGATAATTAAATATTTCATAGTTTTCTACTTCATATTGTTCATAGCTATGTTTAGTTTTAGGTATATTGTTATAATCATGTATTTTTTCAAAAAATTTATGAATTTTATGAAAAAATTCAGTTATTGGGGAATAGTTTAAAATAGCATTAAATATCTCTAATATTTCATCTCTAACTGGTAATAGTGAGATTACATTCTTATAAAGAATTTCATCTGCGGGATTTTCTTCTGTAACTCCATCAAAATTCATTCTAAATCGCTCCAGATTTTCGATGACAACATTACAATATTCTTCAAAACATCCCAACGAATTATTTTTTCCATCACGAATGGCATTCATACAGCGAGTGTAATAAGTTTTAGTCCCTATTGAAATGGAATTGTCATCAAATAAAAAAGCCGGAGGTTTTCCTAATATAGGTTTTTGATATACAGGTTTATCAAATAACCATCTAAGCAATCGCTCATAATTTTCGTTATAATTATGGCTATCAGATAAATCTATATAGATTTTTGATTTATAATAAGTTGGAATATAAGCTTCACCATTTTCATCTTTCTGAGTTGTCACAATAACAAATTTATTCTGTTCAGTCTTACCATACAGTTCTGGGGTAATAATTTGGGTTTCAGTTCCCACACCGCCAGTTCTTTGATCTGCTTTTTCTGCATAAATTTTGTCACTTATAATGATTACTTTTTTTATTTCTTGGTCTGTGATCATCGTTTCCATAAAAGAATATTTGTCATAACCTTCTTTTAAGTCCCATTTATCTAATATAATTTCTACACCATCTTCATATAATTGTTCGGCTAAATCCATTACCCACTGTTCATGTTCTGGACTCGACCAACTATAAGAAATAAAAGCTTTTATTGGTTGTATTTCTGTCATTTTTCACCTGTTGATATTTTCAGAATTATTCTTTGAGCTCATTTTTATTATTCACTACCACTTGATACCTTTATGCTTTTAAAAATTAATCCTTGTTCTAATGTAGCTGTTGGCAAATACAATATTTCATTGTTAAAATAGTTTTTCTTTTGGCCATCGAGCTGCTTTGTGTCAATTTTTTTTGCAACTAAATTATTATCGTATATCCTTAATAAAACATAACGTTGTTCATTGTAATTAAAAGATTGGTAAATTTTATCTTTGTCGGTAAAAATGAAAATTTCAAGCATTAAATAGACTGAAATGGCACAAACTAGAAAAAACAATGCTACGTTAGAAAATAAATTCATAAAATCACTTGATTTAGATATTCTTGAAAAATAAAAAATAACCACTAAAAGGATAGGAGCAAAAATTACTGGCAATAAAAATTGACCACAAAATATAGGTAAATCTAGTATATAAGCAATCAATAAAAAAACGATCATCAAAATAATCAACGATATTTTTTTAAAACGTCCTTTAATCACAAATTTTTTACTCAATACATTTTTTTGTGGACTATATAAATAATCAAAGATAATTAGAATAAGACATAAAATTAGTGTAAATAGATACAACGAATTATTTCTTATAATGATGGCTGTTGATAAAGAAATAAACTCTATATCAAATCCATAATGAATAGCTGTAAATATTTCAACTTCATAAGAAATAAAATACATCAATGATGTTGAAATAAGAATAAATAATCCTAAATCTCTCAATAAAATCCTGTGGTTTTGAATATCACTATCGTCTAATCGGCTTGAATGTTGTTCTTCATTAGATATTGTTTTTTTTGATTTATTTTTTTTGGCCACAATCACTCCCCTAATAACATCTCACCAGTTTCTAAAAAGTTTAAGAAGTCGCTTTCATTCATGATGCTAATTCCCATTCCTTGTGCTTTTTCAATTTTTTTGATGCTTGCGTTATAGCCAACACAGAGTAATTGCAGGTTTAAGGTTACGCTTTGTCGGACAGTTAATTTTTTTTCTTCTGCCAATTTAATTAAGCGTTCTTTGTCGGCTTTTCTAAAGCCTGTGAAGTGAATGTCAAATGTATTAAATGCAGCAGATTTACTTTGCAAGCGTGGAATAGTTGATTCTAAAACATCAATGGCATGATCTAAATTATCGGCAAGATCATATAAATTAGCATCCAGTTCATTATCAAATTTTGCAATTATTCGATCTTTTCGATACGTTCTAAATTGCCCATTGTCACCGTTTGTTATATTTATACCTTGAATATATTTTTCATCTTGCCGAATGTTTTGGACAACATGAATTAAAAATTCTTTTCTTACATTGATATATGCAAATATTAATTTACCGCTCATCCTTCCTCTCATTTAATTATTAATAATTTATAAAGATTAGGTTTAACTTTTTATTAAAATAACTTGCCTAAATCGTATTAATCACAAACCTCATCAATTCGAAAAGATACGAACATGGTTTTTTTATCATTAAATGTATAGCGATACACAAATTGAAGATCGTTATCTTGGAATAATGATACAAAGTCATTATTTTCACAGGCTCTTTTGTCGAAAATCATTTGCACATATAAGGCAAACATCTCTGGTGTGTACTTTTTACTGTTATCGTTATAAAGATAATCATAAATAATATATTGCCCATCAGCAGTGATATTTGCTAATGATGTTTCATCGTTCATTTTTATTGGAAATTGACCATATTGTTTTTGGATTTGTTGTTTAGCAATTCGAGCCAGCTCTCTCGCCACACCATTGGAGCTGGCATAGCTCATTGAAGAAAATAACAAGAATAATGCAAGTGATAGAACTGTTTTAAATACTTTTTTCATATTTTATCTCTTATTCCTTAATTTTTATCAAATCAATTTAGCCTTTAATTCGTTAAACTCTTGATCGGTTATTGCACCCTTTTCTTTCAGGTTGGCCAGTCGTTCCAATTTTTCTAACGTTTCATCTGTTAGAACGACTTCTTTTGGTTTTTCATTTGGTAAAAATTCACCTTCACCATTCACCAACCATTGTAATGTTGCTCCTGTTTCAGCCATACAACGTACAACTAAATCAGAAGGAAATAGATCTCTTTTATACCGAATAGATAAACTTGCAGCCGATGTACCCAAATAGTTGCTATATTCAACTTTAGATTTGAAACCGTATGCTTGGATAATTCTATCAAGGACTTTTGCTCCCCCTGAATTAAAATTAATACTCATAATAATTAAGCCTAGTTAAAAAAAACAAATAAAATCACGTTGACATTAAGCTTAGCTTAATGATAAATTATATTTAGTTTAATTTTATGCACATATAACCATATAAAAACACCTAACTAGGAATAATGCACTATGACGCCAAGAATATCAATATCTATTTCAGCGCCTTATGTCACTGTTGATGAATTTGCCCGTGTATCAGGCATGAATCCACGCACGGTAAAAAAATACATTAGTGAAGGCAAATTACCTATCCGTAAAAAACAAATCACAGGCAAGTACGACCGTTCATCAACCTTTATCAATATGGTGGCTTTAACCCTTGAGGGCGCTAAAGCGTTTAACCCTGAATTAAATATCAAAGAGGAATAAACAATGAGCTACGCAGTCTATTTAAGCCCAAAATGCGCCGGCGTTTCGAAAACAATTTATATCAAAATCAATCAACATAACCAGAAAGGCTGGGTTGAGAAGTCGAACGGGCAAGTAATTAAGTTGCATAAAAAGTTAATTGCGAATTAATCAAGTGAACAGATAAAAAGGGGGAAAAGTAAACATGAAATTATCAAGCTATGATGTAGACCGTATAAAAAATGCCATTTTAAAGAGTGCGGAGAATTCGCAAAATCCTCCGTTTGTTATTGCAACTTGGTTAATTGAAGCGATTGGGTTTATTAATTATTTTCAGGACCAGATTGAAGAACCGCCGAAAGAGTCTTAACAAATACAGCGATATCCTTGGCAGCTTCTACTTTTACTTTATTTGTAACAACTGCAACATGATCGCTAGCAAGTAAGGCTTTGGTTAGTTCAACTGCAAATTTATCAGCATCATCTTTTTCCATACTTAATTCCTCTTTTTTGTTGGGGGAATTTGATTATAACAGGTTCTTTTTTTGTTGGGGAACAAAAAAGAAGTGCGAGTCTAGGCGCACTTAATCCTAGACATTGCGAGGGGTTACATGAACACAATGCAAAATAATCAAACTATAGAACCACGCAGTCTATTGCGTGAGTTTCACCAAATATTAAGCAATCAGCGCAGTTTAGCCCGTTCTGCTTTTAACAATTTAAAGCCTGGGCAAAAGCGTTTACTGCTGAACGCATCAGGCATCGAACCACGCACCACAACCATTTACAACGCAACCAGCCAGTTTACGCACGCTTGGGAAATGAATTACGACAATTTAACAGATAACGAAATTGACGATCTGAAAAAGGGTTTACGTCGGTTGCAAGCAATTATCGATGCATTCGCACTATGTGAAGAACAGGATTTTAAGAAAGAAACTAAAAAGGTGGCATAAATGGAGATGACAACACTTAAAGGCGATGCATTATTGCAAGCCTTAAATCAGGCAAAAGAAGAAACAAAAAGCGGACTTTGTGACGTATTTACGGCAAAGCTGGAACGGCTAGCTACACATATCCGCACCAACTACTTAACACCCACCGAATCGGCGGAGCTGTTAGAGCAAGAAGCCGAAGCAATACGCAATCAACATTATGAGAACCAGAACTGATGCGTGATGTTATCGACCGAGCCAATGACATTGTTCAATTAGAGATTGAGCGCCTTATCGCCAATCGCAAAACATTTCAGGGTGAGTCGGCAATATATTGTGTTGAATGCGATGAGCCCATACCAGAAAAACGCCGTCAGCTATTAAAAGGCTGTCGGTTGTGTGTGGATTGCCAGAGTTTAAAGGAAAGATTGAAGAAATAATAAAGTAATAGGAAACTATAATGAATGTACAAAAATCTTTTTTAAAATGGGTCGGCGGCAAAGGTCGGCTCATTCCTCAGTTATTGCCTCGCCTGCCGAGCGGTCAACGACTAATAGAGCCGTTTGTTGGGGCGGGTAATGTGTTTATCAATACAAATTATAATAGCTATATATTAGCTGATAAAAACCGTGATTTAATTAATGTTTATCGCTGGCTACGTGATGATTTAGCTAGATTAATAAATACTACTCAATCATTATTTGATAGTGATATCGATTTTTATGAAATTCGCTGCCGATTTAATTGCAATATAACGCAACCATTCACGTTAGATCGTGCTGCTGAGTTTATTTATTTAAATCGCCATTGCTTTAACGGTGTTTGCCGTTATAACCAAAAAGGCGAATTTAATGTGCCGCACGGCAAATATAAAAAGGTTCGCTTCCCAAAAACTGAACTAATCGCATTCAGTAATAGGTTGATCTCCCGCCCAATTACATTAATAGCAGCAGATTTTAGAGCGGCGATCGAAATGGCAGAGGCGGGCGACGTTATTTATTGCGATCCGCCGTACATTTCGGGCACTAAAAACGATATTTTCACTGGCTACACTCCCCATAAGTTCAATTACCCAGCTACAAAATTGTTACGTGATTTGCTTGTTCATGCTGTTAGACGTGGAGCAACTGCGATCGTATCAAACAGTAACAACACAATAGTAAGAGGTATTTTTAGTGATTTCGAAATCTACGAAATCGACGCGCCTCGTTCAGTTGCGGCAAACGGTAATCGTCGGTCAGCAAAAGAAATTATCGGCGTGTTAACGCCGGATATGATTTAACAATCATCATCAAAATTAGGGAGGTGTAACTGTGTTCAATTATATATGTAAATATTTATTACGTGCTGCTAACTCTTTGAAGCGTTCAATGATCGTTATGCAGCCGCCGAAATTGAAAAAAGGCAAAGGCAAAGGCAAAAATAAAACCGCACACACGCCCACAGGTATAGCAAAAGCTCGCCGGGTAGCACGGAAAAATCGTAATAAAAAACGTAGCAAGTAACATGACTACAATCACGCAAAACCTACCACCGATCAGTAACAGAGTGCGCTCCGCTCTGTTTGGTGCTGTGCGTGATTTTTATGATACGGTCGGCAAGTTTTTGCCAACAAAACACATTCAGCCAAAATCACAATACGCCACAGGTCGCAGACCGCCCAAAGAATTGACTATTATTGAGCGTCCACTTTGGGAGCAGATACCGCATGAGTATGATTATTTTCACCCGTATTTTAGTAATACTCCGCAGTTTATCGGCGGTTATTTTGCTCGCAAATATGCAACGCTGTATCAAGAAAAAGGCTCAAAAGTTGCTAACACCTATTTACGCACTTGCGGGCTAACTCGGTGTACCGAAGTACAGCAGCAATACGCAATCGAAAATGCCGGAAAAAGCCTGATTGTACAAGAATTTTATAAACAACTATCGATATTGCCGGCGCTGGATAAAATCGACGTTGAAGGGTTGGGTGGCGAGATTGCTAGCTATATGCGCAATTTAGTTATTAAATTTTTAGAAACTGATGAATTTAAGTTATCCAATAACGACCATGAATTAGCTATCTATAAATTTGCATTAGAGCAACTTAAGCCGTTAAAAATTACAGCGCCCTACTTTGCTGAGTATAAAAAAGGTGAAATCAGTGAACAGCAAATTGTTATCTCACTAGCTAAATTGTCAGATGATAAATGGTGGAAAAGTAGATTAAAACGGCAATGGGGATTTCAACGTGAACATTTAGCTATTGCCGCTGGGCAAGTTCAGAAATCCGCAAGCCCTTACGCAAGCCGCACTTGCGTGGGTGAATGGAAAGAGCAAAAAAGAAAAAATAGAGAATGGCTAAAAAAACAATGTATAGAAAATGCCGAAACAGGCGAACAGTTCGAGTTAGTTTTACAGGTCGATAAATCAAATGCCAACCCTGCAATCCGTCGTTGCGAATTAATGGTCCGTATGCGAGGCTTTGAAGATATTGCTGATGAGTACGGCTATGAGGGGGCATTTATAACATTGACTGCGCCGTCAAAATATCACGCTGTACACGCCAAAGGTGGGTTTGTTAAAAACTGGAACGGCGGCACACCGCGAGACACGCAACGTTATTTATGTAGTGTTTGGGCAAAAATTAGAGCAAAACTAAGCCGCGAAAATATTAAAATTTTCGGCTTTCGTGTTGCCGAGCCGCATCACGACGGCACACCGCATTGGCATATTTTAGTTTTTATGCTACCAGAACACAAACAGCGGGTTTATGAAATTATGCAAACTTATGCACTAGAAGAAGATGGCGGCGAACAAGGTGCGCAGTACGCTCGCTTTAAGTTTGAAAATATCGAAAAAGAGAAAGGATCGGCAACAGGTTACATTGCTAAATATATCTCTAAAAATATTGATGGTTATCAGCTTGATAACGAAGTCGATGATGAAACCGGACAAAATTTAAAAGAGATGGCAAAAAACGTAACAGCATGGGCAAGCCGTTGGGGCATTCGTCAATTTCAGCAAATCGGTGGCGCACCTGTCACGGTTTGGCGTGAACTCCGCAGGCTCGGCAGTCAAAAAGTCGAAAGCCCTACAATCGACCCAGTGCTTGCCGCAGCCGATGCAGGCGATTGGGCCGCTTACACTCAGTTACAAGGTGGGGCTATGGTGCAACGCAAAGATTTACAGGTAAGAATTTCGTACGAAGAAGAGCAAAATCAATTTGAAGAAGACATCAAGAAAGTAAAAGGCGTATTTTCGCCGATTGTTGGCATGGCCTCTTTTATTTGTACACGTCTGATCAAGTGGGCGATCGTCTCTAAAAATAGGAGCGATAGCGACGCTCGGAGTTCTGTCAATAACTGTACGCAGGTTAAAAAATCATCGCTAGACGATCAGCGTGAAGAAATTAGAAAACAGTTAAAAATAATCGGTCTGCCTGACGATAATTTCACTGTGAACCGGCTTTATTTACGTGAAAGTATAAAAATCAGCCACAATCAATATTTAAAATTAGATAACACTTTAAACAGTGTGCATCTCATCGTTAGCAATTCGCCAAGTCGACCTAGAAAGCCCGTTAAAAATGATTTTGTTGAGTTTTATTTTTAGCTTTATATAGTTTTATATAATAAAATCAAATAATTAGACATTGATCACATTTTTTCTACTTTTTTCTTGCTAAAAAATTACTGTATAAATATACTGTATATAAAAACAGTAAGGTATTAGAAATGGACGAATTAGAAAAAGCAAAAAAAGTAGAGAGAGCTGAATTACTTATCCGTGTTGTAACAGAATCCGAACATCTAACAGAGCGTGATAAAGATATCACGCTGTTTTGGATTCGTGATTTATTGGAACCTTTAAAAGAGAGCTTTTTAAAAACAACATCAAAAGAAAATTTATAAAATTTTTTACTGCACACCTACACTGCACGAAAACGAAAGATCTAAAAAGGATCGCGAATCACTAAGGCCCTTATACTAGGGCTTCTTTTGTGATGTTTGCAACTTTGCACAATTTCACACACTTTTAATGCGATGGTGACGTGGGGTTTAAATATCGCAATTTTACTTTTAGCCTTTATATCATCATCAAAAATCAACAACAACCTGTCTAAAACGCTCATAGTGAAGAGATTTTAAAATCTGTGAACAGCTATGTGTAGAATAAAAATCACTTCTCTATGCGCTTTATAGTTAAAATTAAATTTTTAAATATTACATTTAGTTAGCTGAATTGTATATATATGTTAATAACAAAAAAAGCCCCTTTCGGAGCTTTCATTTGTTTGATTATGTGATTAAGTCAAGCTACATTTAATTCAAGACGTTTACCCAAAGCAGACAATGCTTTACTGATCGTATCGATTTTTGTTGCATGCTCTAAATTAACGATACGTTGCACTTCTTGAGGTTTTACGTGAATACGTTTTGCTAGCTCAACGTTAGAAATATTCTGTTCAACCATTTCATTAAGTAAAAGTACTTTAGCGAAAATACTCACGGGTAATTCAATTAAATATTCCCCTTTTTTAGCCTTACTTGGTAATGGAACAGTGCGATGATCTTCAAAATAAAAATCCATACTTGTTACTAATGCATCTTGAGCCATATCTAACGCATCTTGCAAATCATCACCACAAGTAATTGCTTCAGGAATATCCCTAAATGTTACTGTATAGCCATCATCTTCTTTAGTTAGTTTTGCAGGATAAAACATAATAACCTCTTTTAAAGAAAAGCCCCCTTACGAGGGCTTTAGTTATTTTAGATTTAGTTGCTTTTTGATTGCTATCATTGTACCGTTTTTTAACTCCTTGCTAGGATGTCTTAATAAACATTTTTGTTTATTATTATTCAAGCAGGTATGGATTAAATTTAACTACCTCCTCACCCATCCAATCATTAAGCTGTAAAAATCTATCTTGTAACGGTTTGATTTCATTACGAGCAAATACCTTAGATGCCTTTTCTGGATCGCCAAATCCGCCGGTATTTTTTGGCGTAATTCCCATCAATGATGGCGGTACCCTATGAGCCGTTAAAATATCATCTTGGCTTACTGATTTTATATCAGCAAAGTTATCTTTGGCGGCCACCTCACCAACTGGAATTAATTTTAGTCCATCTGGTTTACCATTTGGTGCATACATTAGCAAATTACGAAAATTACCAGGTCCACGACTGCTTTGTAATGCCTTTTTTAGTTCTTCAATATCTTTTTCATTATGGGATGGATTAGATAAATATAAAATAAACCCTGCATGCGAACCATTTTTATAATAACGTTGACGGAATACGGTAGCCGAGTTATCAAGCCAAACCGAATTAATGGCGGCTAAATATTCGGGTAATCCGTAAATTTCTTGGTTAATATCGGGCGCAAGCATATGCCACACCGACCCTTTTTTGAATTTATGCTCTTCCCAATACTTATCAATATACCAATATTCGTTCTCGACTATTCCACGACGGGTATATTTTGCTAATGTTGGCTTTAGTCCATCGGTTTGCCTTAGCATATTGGCCCGTTTTTCGAGATAGCAATTACCTAATATTAAAAAATCATTAGCGATTCGCTCAAATGCTTGACGTGATAAGTATTTATGCGGAATAAATGTACTGGTTAAGATATTTCGTTTTACATAAATCGGGCTGCTATGATATGACGATGAACTAAAGGTATTGGCTAGCGTATCTAAATTAACGGGTGGTTCGTACCAATTGCCGCACGGGGTGCATTGTAAATAATTTAATAAGTCTTTTGCATCGGCTAAAGGCTCACGATCGCCAAACGTAAAACATTCTATCTTTTCATCTTGTTGTGTAAATTCTGTCATAACTAAAATACTCCCATAAAACCGCTGTTACTGTTTGCTCCGCTAATACTTTCTAGCGGTTCGTTATAAATTGCGTGCATGGTTGCCCATGCAATATCGGCATGTGATACATCTTCATTACGATCAGCCACATACGTTACATAACGTTGACTGGCTGTTAATGTCTTTCGAATTGCCATAAATGATTGGGCTAAGTCTGTCCAACCTGCATCAAACTCTAAACGCTGACGTCTGATCACATCTTGCATTTTCAAAATTAGCCTTTGTTTAATCTCAATTGAATATTTAAATGCCACTACAGCAGGATAAAATTGCTTAACTAGTTGATAAACACCCTCGCCTAACCCAGTAGCATCAATACCGATGTAGGTGACGTTATATCTTTCAGTCATTTTTCGAATAGCATCGGCTTGTGTGGCAAAGTCCATCCCCGTCCATTGATGCTTTTCAATGACTCGGAATTTACCACCTTCAACCATCGGCGGTGAAACAACTGCACACCCCGCACTATCCCCTGTGTGTGACGGATCATAGCCGATCCATACTGGTCGCTCGCCAAGTGGCCGCACGGCAAATGGTTTATAATCATCCCAAATATCCCAAGAATCGACCATACACGGTTGTAAACTGGATAACGGAAACACTGATGATGAATCATCAATAAAATTACATAAAAATAAATTAGCGAACTCATCAGGACTATATTCAAGCTTAAGTTGATTAATATCAAATAAATCAAATCCCAATTGCTCGGCATCTTCAATCGTAACAATCTGCCGCCATTGCCCATCGGCACATAATTTGCCACCTTTTAATGCTTGATGTGAAATATCAACGTTAATACGTTGCTCTTTTCTACGTCCTTTATTAAATAGCTCCCCAGTCCAAAACTTATATGCTTCATGATTAATGCTAGACGGCGTTGAGAAGTAAGTTTGTCGCCAACGTTTTTGGCTCGACATGCCAGAGGCAACTTTACGCAGTTCTAAAAATTTATTAATCCAAAAATACTCATCCAAATATAAATTACCATGATAGCTTTGTGCCGTTTTAGAGTTGGTACCTAAAAAGTAAAGGCGGGCATCATTATGTGGAAAGTGGATAACTTCGCCTTTCAGATCCATATCTATACCGTGGAAAAAATCGATAATATATTGCCGAAATTGAAAAGCTTGGGATTTTGAGGCGGATAAAAATATCTGATTACGCCCAGTATTCACTGCATCAACCGCACCCTCACGAGCAAAAAACATAGTTGCCCCAATTTGGCGTGATTTGTTAATGTTTCTTATGCGGTTTTGTAAACCAGCCCGATACCAAACTTTCTGATGCTCATATAAGCCATCATGAAATAGTTCGTTAATTTTTTCGATTTGCTCATCAGTTAAAAGATTGGTTTTAGGCTTTTTCTTCGGCTTGGCATTACGATTGGCAATATTTGGGTTTAAATCAACTTCATTACCGCCATTTTGATATTTTTCAATTCTGGCCGTACGTTCTAACTGACGGCTAAGTAAATCAATTTCTTTAAAATCTTTACCTTCCTTATTTGGTTTTATTACAAGATGGATTAATTGCGCTTCAAGAACGCCATTAACCCTATCCAATACGGATGATTCATCCCACTTATCACGCCGTTTCCAGCTATGAATAGTATTAATATTTTCATTCAATAGTTCAGAAATACGACTAATACGATACCCTGCCCAATACAGCGATCTGGCGGCTTTTCTTGGGTCGGTATTATCACTAATTAAATGATCTAATAAATTGACGTTTACCATGTGTTCGTTCTCCTTTAGTAACGCCAATTTACCTATCATTTTTATTTTTTTATGTTTGTTCAGGTTGTAAAACTCTAATTTACAAGCTGTCCCAATTGCTCTCTTTCGTTTGTCAATTCAACATAAGGCAAAAACAATCAGCTAAGGATTACAACAATGGGGACAGACGTTAAGAAGTCAAAAAAAATTAAATCAAAATGGTTTCGTGTTGCGGTAGAAGGTGCCACCACCGACGGCCGTAAGATCCAAAAAGAATGGATCGAGCAAATGGCAGAAAATTATGATCGTGATGTTTATGGTGCACGCATCAATTTAGAACATATCAAAGGTTATTCACCTGATAGCCAATTTAAACGCTATGGCGATGTATTAGCATTACGAGCCGAAGAAATTAAAACCGGTCCGCTTGCTGGAAAGCTAGCATTGCTTGCACAAATTGAACCAACCGATGAACTTATTCAGCTGAATAAAGCTAAACAAAAAGTTTATACCTCTATCGAAGTTAATTACGAATTTGCGGACACAGGCAAAGCTTACCTTGTTGGTCTTGCTGTAACTGACGACCCAGCTAGCCTGGGTACTGAATTTTTAGAATTCAGTGCAAAAGCAACTGTTAACCCATTAGTTAGTCGCAAACAATCACCTAACAATCTCTTCACAGTTGCCGAAGAAACAGTGATTGATTTTGAAGAAGTAGACACTCAAAACGACACCACATTTAGCTCAATGCTAGAACGCCTAACTGGCTTATTCAAAACCAAATCAGAAAAAGACTCAACCAAATTTGTACAACTTGGTGAGATTATCGAACAGTTCGCCACAGCAACAACTGATCGCTTTACGGAAATGGAAGCCAAAATTGTTGAACTAACTAACGAGCTAAGTGATGTCAAAAAACAAAATACCGAACTTGTCGAGCTATTAAGTGAATTGCCAGATTCGCCTGATCGCCCTCTTTCTACTGGTGGCTCGATCGACGTTGAAACAGACTGCTAAACAGTTGATTAAAGAACAAAACAGATTAACTAAATTGGGAAATCAATAATGAGAAATGAAACAAGAAAGCTATTTAACGGATTCAAACACCGCATTGCACAGCTTAACGGCATTGATAATGCCAGTGAAAGTTTTGCTGTCGATCCAACCGTAAACCAAACATTAGAAAAACGGACACAACAATCATCCGAATTTTTAAGCAAAATCAATTTTGAATTTGTCGATGCTCAAGAAGGAGAAAAAGTCGGTGTTGGGGTAACAGGTACAACAGCCAGCACAACCGATACCACAGCACAAGATCGGGAAGCGGTAGATATTTCCGACCTTAACAAGTTTAACTATCGTTGTGAACAAACTAACTACGATACATCAATCCGTTATGCAAAATTAGACGCATGGCGTCATAAAAAGAACTTCCAAACTATTTTACGTGATGCGTTAATTAAACAAAAAGCATTAGATCGGATGATGATTGGTTTTAACGGCACAAGCCGTGCAATAACATCCAATCGAACCGCTAACCCATTATTGCAAGATGTCAACAAAGGCTGGTTGCAACATTACCGTGAAGATGCACCAGAACGGGTTATGAATGAAGGCACAGTCACACCAGGTAAAATTATTGTCGCTAACAATGGTGGTGATTATAAAAATTTGGATGCGCTAGTTTATGATGCTGTTGAAAATTTGATTGATCCCGTCTTTTCAGATGATACCGGTCTAGTTGTTATCTGTGGTCGTGGACTGCTTCATGATAAGTACTTCCCGATCGCTAACGACGCCGATAAAAACACCGAAAAAGTAGCAGGTCAAATTTTACTGGCTAAAAAATCAATCGGTGAATTACCTGCGTATCGTGTGCCGTATTTCCCTAAAGGTGCCATGCTTATTACCACATTTAGCAATTTGGCCATCTATATTCAAAATGGAACCGCTCGCCGTCAAATTATTGACAACCCGAAACGTGATCGTATTGAAGATTACCAATCTGCCAACGAGGCGTTTGTCGTAGAGCGTTACGAAGCAGGCTGTTTAATTGAAAACATCGAGGTTCGATAACATGGCATCACCAGCTCAAAAATTTTTACAGAAACATTACGCTCAAAAAGAGCGTAATACCAACGATATAAAAACAACCAATGCTTATGAAATGATGCTGGCCAAGCTCAATAATGATCGCCTTCGTTTGAAAAAATTTCAATCAACAGAAGCAAAAATTGAGCTAAAAAAAGTGCTTATTCCTGAATATATGGATTGGATTAACGGCGTGCTTGAGTCTGATAATGCTCAGCAAGATGATGTATTTATGCGCCTATTAGTTTGGATGATAGATACCAAACAATTTGAACAAGCATACCCACTGGCCGAACATGCATTAAAACATAACTGGGTTACGCCTGATGAATACCAACGGCAAACCGCCACACTCATCACCGAAGAGCTAGCCAATACCACACTAACACAGATTAGCAACAAGCAAGTTGTTGATGCGGGTATTTTGCTTAAATTTGCTGAACTCGTCGCTGATAAAGATATGTTTGATCAGGTTCGAGCAAAACTAAATAAAGCCATTGGCTATGCACTAAAAGAAACACAGCCAGATCAGGCGTTAGGTTATTTGAAACGAGCTTTAGAACTTGATGAAAGTTGTGGCGTAAAAACAGCCATCAAAGAATTAGAAAAGGCCTTAAATAAGACCGATGCTTAACCGAGTGAACCCTCACACCTCGGCGGCACAAAAGCAATAAATGCATTCTGCAGGTTAACGCTTTTGTCCACCGCCGATTAACAAAGGTAAATTATGAACGACTTTACGGCTATCGCAAGCGCTAACGAAGCTGACAATATCGAAATTAGTAATATTTCGTTTTTTCCAGCAATTAATATCAGTGATGTTCGAAAAACTCAACGGCTAGACGGTACAGTCACAACTGAGCGACTAAAAGCCGCAATTACCAGTGCAATTATCGCTGTTAATGATGATCTATATAGCTGGCGAATAACAAAGCAAGCAGCTGGCATTACATCAATTAATGATTTAAGTGACCAGCAAATTAATGGCGAATCAAAATACTTACTTTTGTACAAGCACGCCGTTTATTCATGGGCAAACGCCTTATTGAATGAACAGTACATTAATTTTGATGCAACAGCAAAAGCCAAAGGCGACATTGAGCCTAACATCGACAGTATTGGTAATTTATACCGCAATGCACGTTATGCAATTCGTGACATTTTAGGTAAATCACGATCGACCATGGAATTAATTTAATGATTGTTTATGCAATGCAAAATGAAACCGTCGACGCATTGGCGTATCGAGTTTTTGGCAAAACTAAAGGGGTTGTTGAAATTATTTACCAACAAAACCCAACACTTTGTGAACTGCCGGCAACACTCCCCATGGGTACCGCCGTAAATGTGCCCGAAGTGGTGCCAGAGCCAGAAAAAAAACGTTTAAATTTATGGGATTAAGAATGACAGAGCCAACTACAACAACTTTCACCGCGGTGATTAGTGCATTTTCAATATCAATGATTTATCCCCATATTGAAAATGGCATTATTTTAGGTGCACTGTGTGGATCAATCTTACTTGTTATTAGTGAAGAACATATCTCGGTTCTTCGTCGTACCATTCTATTTTTTATATCGTTTGCGCTTGGAATATTGTTGGCCGAAATAACATTATATTTACTAATACCACTTTTTCCATCCAACATTCAAACCAAGGTACCGCTTGGTCTTGGTGCATTAGTGGCATCGGCAGTAAGTGTCAAACTACTTCTTTGGTTAATTAAAAAGTTTGATGACCCATCTGATTTATTCGACAAATTTAAAGGGGGAAAACCATGATAACCCTTAACGCTTTTCTTTGTTTATTAATTGCTATTCGATTATTTACCTTTGATCGTGAAAATTGCCAATACAAAGCCAAATATAGCTGGCTAGCATGGCTAATGATTACATCAAGTGCATCAGTATTTTTATTCTCATCTTTCGGTTTATTAAGCCGTGCTTACTGCGCTCAGGTAGTTATGAATATAGCACTGCTGATTTGCTTTTTAAAAAGCAAAGGCAACATTGGCACGCTTTGCCGTTCTCCAAATCAACATCAGTATCATAAGAGGTTAAATAAATAATGATAACAACTGAACAATTGCAAAATGTGGCTAATAAGCTAGAAGTTGAGCTGGCTATGGTACAAGCAGTAACAAAAGTTGAAGCTCGCTCATCAGGTATTAAAAACGGCTTACCCGTAATTCTATTTGAAAGGCATATCTTTTATCGTCGGCTTAAAAAGCATGGCTTTGATGTAGAAAAATTAACAAATACTTATCCAGATTTAATCAACCCTACCGCTGGTGGTTATTTAGGTGGTGCTCGTGAAAACTATCGACTAACGCTTGCCAAACAAATTGATATTGATTCAGCAATTGAAAGTGCTAGCTGGGGCTTATTTCAGATTATGGGGTTCCACTGGCAACTACTTGGCTATGAATCAGCTCAGCAATTTGAACAACAGATGACAGAAAGCGAAGATATGCAATTAGATGCGTTTTACCGTTTTGTTGCTCATAAATCGAATTGCAAGCTATTACAATCAATGAAAGACAAAGATTTTTCAACGTTTGCAAAACTTTACAACGGTCCAGCTTATAAAAAAAATAACTATGACTTAAAACTCAAAGAGGCATACGAAAACTATGCAAAATCTATTAAAAACTAGATTGTTACCGTGGTTACTATTGCTACTTTGTTTGTCGTTTGGCTATTTACGAGATCAGCTATTAATCACTAAAAATAAACAATTACAGGCAAGCAATCTACAACTTCAAGACGACAAGCAAGAATTGATCGAAATCATTGATTATAAAAACAATGAATTGCTTAACCTTAGTGACCAATATCAAGCAAATGAACAAAAACTGATAGAACAAAAAAATCAACTGCAAGTAGTTGATGCGTTAAATCGTCAATATCAACAACAGTTGGAGCAACTTATCAATGAAAATAAACAATTACGCATGTGGTCTGATACTAATTTGCCTGATGTTATTAAACGGCTGTACACACGGCCAGAAATCAAAGGAAGTGAAGATTATCAAAGCTGGATGTCCAGCCGTAACGCCTTGTTATCTTCCCATGAATAATTTAAAGCAGAACCGCTCATTAATTGACGACAATCAAGCCATCTTAACGGCATGGCATCAATGTGCAGTTCAAATCGAAATGATTTATCAATGCCAACAGGATCAGCATGAAAAAAATTAACCAGCTTCGAAAAGTACTTGAAGACAACAATTTGTTTATAAAAACAAATCCCGATAAATTACATATATTTGTTGATGATGGTGACATAACAGCAACGGCCGCAAAGAGCCTTAGTTTTGAATATGAGTATAAAGTAAATCTGATCATTACTGATTATGAACAACCAATTGACTATCTGATTGTGCCTATAATTAGCTGGATGTATATCAACCAACAAGAATTTATGTCAAACCCAGAATTAAGAAAAGGCGCCATTAAATTTGAAATTGAGCAATTAAACAATAATACAGCCGATGTCAGTATTGAACTGAAATTGACAGAGCGTGTTATTGTCAAAAAAGGAAAAAACGGACTTGAATACAAACACATTACCGACGAACCGCCAATTGATATGCGACCAGACTGGGTTAACGAAATATGGCCGACGAATTAAATAAATTACATGAGTATGCAAATGGCATACTCACTCAACTAAATAACAGTAATCGCACCAAGTTAGCTCGTGAAATTGCCAAAAAATTACGAGAAAGTAATCGTAAACGCATTACAGCACAAAGGCAACCGGATGGCGCATCTTTTGAACCTAGAAGACCACAGGCGTTTCGAAAAAAAACGGGAAAGATTCGCCGTAAAATGTTTACCAAGCTACGAACAACTAAATATCTACGCATATCAGCAAACAGCAACTGTGCTACCGTAAAATTTATTAATTCGGTATCTCGTATAACCCACATTCATCATTACGGATTACGTGCACGAGTAAATAAAAAAGATGATTGGACCATTAAATATCCGTCCAGAAAGTTGCTTGGCTTCAATCAACACGACTATAACATAATTGAGCAAATCACTATCGCCCACTTGGCTAGTAAGTTGTAAAAATCAATTTTACAAGTCGATAAGCTTTATTGTTTATCTATAAATAATAATGATAACGCTATGCAAAATTATCACCCTGCCGACCTAGTCGATATATTACGAAAAATTGAAAACCTGATCCGCCAAGGCGTTGTTTATCAAACCAAAGGCGATCGGGTAAAAGTCCGTTCTGGAAAATTAGTTACTGCTTGGTTGCCATGGTTTACTCACCGCGCTGGCAAAAGCCGATCTTGGTGGCGCCCTTCTATTGGTGAACAAGTATTTATTTTAAGCCCTAACGGTAACCTTGAACTTGGTTGCGTATTACCAAGCCTGTATTGTAATGATAACGCTCCCCCTTCTGATTCTGAGCACGGTTGTTTTGTTGAGTTTCCTGACGGTGCAACTTTTAAATATGAGCCAGCAGATAGTTCTTTGACAATAAACGGCATTAAAACCGCTTTTATTGATGCCGGCGACGAAATAATATTAAATTCTGGAAAAAAAATCACAATGCACGCTGGCACAGAAATTGCGATACATGCTGGTAAAAAAATCACAATGCAGTCAGATGATAAAATGGCAATACATGCGACTAATACAGTTTCTGCTCAATCACAATTTTTCGAATATTCAGCTGATACACGAATTAACTTCATGACAACAACTATTACGTACAGCTCAAATACAATTAATTTGAATGCTCCGCTGGTTAATTGTGCAGATCACGTAATGTTTAGAACATTTAGTGCAACCGGCTCGCCTTCCGGTGCTAGCGGTTCATCAGATAGCACTAGCATCATAACAGGTAATTTGATTCATATTGATGGGATTTTATCGTCGAACGGCGTTGTTCTGGATTCGCACGTTCACACTGATGTTCACGCAGGTGATGAGAATACAGGAGGTCCTAAATGAGTTATATCGGAATGAACAGCCGCAGTGGCCGAACCATCACAGATATGGATCATATTAACCAATCCGTTAAAGATATTTTAACCACCCCGATAGGTTCACGCATAGAACGACGTGATTATGGTTCTTTTTTATTTTTGCTTTTAGATAATCCAAATACTGAAGCTACAAGGTTGCGTATCATTTCAGCAACAGTAATGGCACTAAATCAATGGGAGCCACGCATAAAACTGGATGCAGTTGATATTTTTGCCGATAACGAAAAGCTAACCATGCAATTAACCGGATCACGCACAGATAAGCCCAATCAAACCTTTACCAGTGATATAGAGATTGCAACATGGCCACGTTAACTGATTTATCAAAATTACCTGCACCAGATATTATCGAATCACTAAACTTTGAAGCTTTATTTGCTCAACGTAAAGAAAAGTTTATATCGCTATATCCAGCAGAACAGCAAAGCGAAGTCGCTAAAACATTGCAATATGAAAGTGAGCCAATCGTTAAACTACTACAAGAAAGTACTTATTATGAGTTAATTATACGCCAACGTATAAACGAAGCATCGCACGCATTAATGATTGCCCACGCTAAAGGCAATGACTTGGACAATCTGGGGGCTAACTTTCATGTTTATCGTTTAATCATTCAATACGAAGATAACACTGTCACGCCTGCAATCCCTGAAATTAAAGAATCAGATAGTGATTTTAGGCTACGAATTCAAGCGGCATTTGAGGGCTTATCTGTCGCGGGTCCTCGTGCCGCGTATGAATTTTATGCCCGCAGTGCGGATGGTCGAGTACTAGATGCCGCCGCTGAAAGTCCTGCGCCTGCTTGCGTAACGCTAGCCATTTTGTCTCGTGAAAATAACGGTATTGCCAGTAATAATCTGATTAGCATTGTTGCTGACGCTGTCAATCAAGATCGGCGCCGCCCCATTGCCGATCGTGTTACTGTGAAATCTGTCACATTGATTGAATATAAAATAAACGCAAAACTTTATTTATATTCAGGTCCTGAATCAGAACCCATCAAAAAAGCGGCAATTGCTAATTTACAAGCATATATAACCGAAAAGCACCGTATTGGGCGCAGAATTAATCGCAGTGCCATTATTTCAGCATTACATGTTGCTGGTGTTCAACGTGTCGAATTACTACAACCTGCACAAGATATATTAATCAATCGAGAACAAGCCAGTTATTGCACAAATTATCAAGTTGAGGTTGCCGGTTATGACGAATAGGACGCTATTACCCCCCTCTGCCACTCAATTTGAGAAAAATTTATCACAAGCTATGATTTGTGATCTACCTATTCATTTACGTTCACTTTGGGATCCAAAAACATGCCCATTTGAGCTATTACCTTATTTAGCTTGGCAATATAGCGTTGATCGTTGGGACGAAAAATGGCCAGAACAAACAAAACGTAAAGTTATTGCTGAGGCATTTGAAATTCACAAACTAAAAGGTACCAAGGAGGCCATTCGCCGTGCAGTTGAACCATTTGGTTATTTGATAAATGTTATCGAATGGTGGCAAAACAACAAAACACCCGGCACATTTGCGATTGAAATTGGCATATCTAAGGGTATTACCGATGAATCTTACCAAGAGTTAAGCCGTATCATTGATGATGTTAAACCCGTTTCAAGGCATCTATCAGGTTTATCACTGCAACTCGTAACAATCGGTGGCACAACAGTAGGAGCCAGTTGTTATGATGGAAACACATTAAACATCTACCCGTATATTACGAAAACCATTACAACATCGTCAAAAGGTCTGATTGGCGCAATTATTAACTTAATCGATACAATGAGCATACAACCATGAGTCAAACTTACTACACAATATTAACCAAATTAGGCGCAGAACTATTAGCTAATGCTACCGCATTAGGTGTTCCGCTAAAATTAACCAGCATGGCAGTTGGCGATGGTAATGGTTCAATACCAAAGCCTATCGCTACACAAATCGCACTCGTTAACGAAGTCCGCCGAGCGCCTTTAAATTCTCTATCAGTGGATAAAAACAATCCTAATCAAATTATTGCTGAACAAGTGATACCCGAAAATGAGGGCGGTTGGTTTATTCATGAAATCGGCCTGTATGATGATAACGGCCATTTAATAGCTGTAGGTAACTGCCCATCAACCTATAAACCGAAACTTGCTGAAGGTAGTGGGCGCACTCAAGTTATCAGAATGATTATTGTTGTTGATAATGTTGATTCAGTAGCCTTAAAAATAGATCCGTCTGTCGTGTTGGCTACGCGTGAATATATTGATGACCAGATAGGTAACTGCGTTCCAATGTCTCGATCGGTTAACAATAAAAAACTCGATAACGACATCGTCTTGATTGCTGACGATATTAATTCTTTACCAGCCGTTAAAAACGTGAATATTTATGATGTCAGCGTTGACACCCGTTTTAAAAAACGCCCCCTGTTCAATGGCGTTGGTATAGCTGCGTTCAGCGATTTCGATGCCAGCATCGGCGCAAATGGCTATCAAAAATTACCGTCGGGTTTGATTATCCAGTGGTGCTCAGCCCAGACAAACTCGGCAGGTACATTATTGTTAACGTTGCCGATTGAGTTTCCCAACAACTTGTTTAACGTAATTATAACAGAGGCAAACTCTGCAGGATGGGATTTGCGCTCTGCGTACTCATATGGTTATGCGGCGCAGCATTCAACACGTTCAACTATCGCTATCGCATCCCGAGTTATTTTGAACGGTGGAGGTGTTGGCGGAGCTTCTGGGCGATTTTCGGTTATCGCTATCGGCAATTAAACAGGATAAACACTATGACAATTTATTATAATTCAAAAGAAAATGCATTTTATGACGCCGATATTAACGAAATACCCGCCGATTCGATACAAATAACTCAAGAAAAACACGCTGAGCTGCTCAATGCGCAATCAAAAGGGTTTGTTATACAGCCAGATGATAAAGGCTACCCGATTGCTGCCGAATATGTTATGACATTAACAGAGATAAAAGCTATTAACGAATCAAAACAGCAACAACTTATCAATGTGGCTAATGAAAAAATAGCAATTTTGCAAGATATCATTGAATTAGACATGCAAGCAGCAAACGAAGAAGAGCAACTTAAACAATGGAAAAAATATCGAATATCGTTAATGCGTGTCGATATTAACCAGTCTGATATCAATTGGCCAGAACAACCACGCAATATTTAAAATATTGGTGTTAGCTATTCAACTTGTAAAAACAAAATCTACAACCTGAACAACTAACACCATTTTTTTTAATGTGCAACTATCTCCGTACATTTATTTTACAAAATCGTAAAACACCGGAGAACTTATGCCAAACGACTACCATCATGGCGTCCGAGTCATTGAAATTAATGAAGGTGCACGAGCAATCAGAACCGTTTCAACGGCTGTTATTGGGATTGTGTGTACTGGCGATGATGCGGATGCTAACTATTTTCCTTTGAATGCCCCTATTTTAATTACTAATGCAAATTCGGCTATTGGTAAAGCGGGCTCACAAGGTACACTAAAACCAACGCTTGAAGCTATTGCCGATCAGTGCTCACCGGTTATTGTTGCTGTACGTGTTGAAACAGGTGCAACAGAAGCCGACACAACAGCAAACATCATCGGTACCACAACCAGCGACGGCAAATATACCGGCATGAAAGCCCTACTTTCTGCACAAACTCAACTTAAAGTTAAGCCACGTATTTTGGGTGTTCCTGGTTATGATTCACTGCCCGTTGCTACGGCATTAATATCAATAGCACAAAAATTGCGTGCATTTTGCTACTTATCAGCTTACGGAGCAAAAACCAAAGAAGATGCAGTACTTTACCGCAATCAACTTGGCGCCCGTGAAGCTATGGTAATTTGGCCGAACTTTATTGGGTTTGATACAACACAAAAACAAAACGTTACATTGACCGCAACTGCTCGGGCTATTGGCTTGCGTGCCAAAATCGACCAACAGGTCGGCTGGCATAAAACATTATCAAATGTGGCCATTAATGGTGTGACGGGAATTTCGCATGATGTTTTTTGGGACTTGCAAGAAGAAAGCTCTGATTCCAACTACTTAAACGAAAATGAAGTCACTACACTGATTTGTAATCAAGGTTACCGCTTCTGGGGATCTCGCACTTGCTCAGCAGATAGCTTATTTGCGTTTGAAAACTACACACGCACGGCACAAGTATTAGCAGACACCATTGCCGAAGCTCAATTTGCCTTGGTTGATCTACCAATGCACGCCTCATTAATCAAAGATTTGATCGAATCAATTAACAATAAATTCCGTGAATTAAAATCGAACGGCTACATCATCGACGGTAAAGCATGGTTCGATCCAGAAGCGAACACGCCAGACATTCTAAAAGCTGGAAAGTTATATGTCGATTATGACTACACCCCAGTACCACCATTAGAAAACCTTATGTTACGCCAGCGCATTACTGACAAGTATTTGGTCGATCTGGCTAATTCAGTAGCAGCTAATTAAGCGGAGATCAACTAAATGGCTTTACCTAAAAAACTCAAATACTTTAACGTTTATGTTAACGGTACTTCTTACATCGGTCAGGTTGAATCATTCACGCCGCCGAAATTAACTCGCAAGCTTGAAAATTTTCGCGGTGGTGGCATGCCTGGCTCTGCTCCTATTGATCTTGGCTATGACGATGACGCTTTAGTTGTGGAATGGTCAATTGGCGGCCTTGCATACGAAGTATTAAAACAACACGGCGGATTATTAAATGGTGTGACATTGCGCTTTGCGGGTGCTTATCAAAAAGATGATAGTGAAGACTATACTAAAGTCGAAATTATTATGACAGGTCGCCACAAAGAACAAGATCGCGGTGAACTCAAACAAGGTGAGAGTAATTCAACGAAGATTACCACACACTGCACCTACTATAAAGAAATTATCGACAACGAAGAAAGCGCCGAAATTGATTTTATTAATATGATTGACAAAATTGGTGGCACAGACCGATTAACACAAGCACGCCAAGCAATTGGTATCTAAGTATCTAATAAACCGTAAAATATAGCCCGCAAGGGCTATCACAACTATCACTAACACGAGGGTAAAAGTTATGCAAAATACACAACAAGTTAAATTAAAATCGGGTTTACAATCAGGTAAAACAACTATTACTGAATTAACAATACGCAAACCTTTAACGGGTGATCTTCGTGGAGTAAAATTGGTCGATTTTATCGAACTAGATATTGATTCACTCGCAAAAGTACTACCACGCATTGCAACTCCAGCAATTGCTGAGCATGAAGTTTTCAATTTGGATTTAATTGACCTTTCCGAAATAACAAAAGTGATTGCTAGTTTTTTGTCAGAGACATCGAACAGTGCAACAACGGAATCCCCAACCGAGTAGAAGATGCTATAGCAGATATTGCTTCAATATTTCATTGGCAACCGTCTGCTATGTATGAATTTACCCTATCTGAACTAATGGAATGGCGAGAGCAAGCTCGCCTAAGAAGCGGCGCATCTGATGAATGATTTACAATTAAAAATTACGTTAAACGGCATAGATAAAACGAGTCGGCCGCTTCGCAATATAAAAGGCGGTGCAAAAGAGCTTAGTCAACAAATTAAAGCAACCAAAGAAAAACTATCACAACTAAATGATCTGCAAAAAAAACTTGATGGATTTGCTAAATTAAAGCAACAGGTTAAAGATACGCGCAAAGCATTTAATGATGCTAAAGATAAAGTAACCATGCTTTCTAAACAATTTACTGATACCTCGTCATCAACAAAAAAAATGAGACGAGAATTAGAAAAGGCCAAAAAAGAAGCTAATAAATTAAAAGATTCATTTATTTCATTGGCTTCCAAACAAAGGCGGCAATATACCGAATTCATAAGGGCAGGAATTAGTACTAAAAATATAGTAAATCATCAAGAAACCTTAAAAACAAAAATTTTAGAAACGACACAAGCACTTGCACAACAAAATGCAAAATTGAGTCAACGCAACGCTCATTTACAAAAGTTGAATAATATCCGTGCAAAATACGATACAGGCATGCAACGTATGGCGGTACTCGGTGGAGTCGGCTATGGTGCCCTATCGACCGGGAAAACAGTTGCTAGAGGTATGAAAAACTTGCTATATACTGGTTACGAATTTGACGCCAGCATGAGCGCAACGCAAGCGGTAACCAGAATTGACGATAAAAACGATCCTCGTATGTTAGCACTACGAAAACAAGCACGAGAATTGCCATTAGTCTCTAAATTTACTGATAGCGAAGTAGCTCAAGGACAGTACTTTTTAGGGCAAGCTGGATATTCTGTTGAAAATATTATTGGTACAATGCCATCTGTGGTTAATTTAGCTTCTGCAGCAGATATTGATATAGGTCCTGCCGCTGATATCGCATCTAGCATTCAAACTTCCATGGGGATATCAGCAGAAGAAATGGGGTATGTAGCTGATCTTTTGGTTGCGGTATCAACAAGAGCAAAAACCTCCATTTCTAAATTAGGGGAAGCCCTAAAATATAGTGGCGGCATTGGTGCTGCATTTGGACAAACCGCAGAAACAATCATCTCAGCAACCGCTATAATGGGTAACTCAGGTATTGAAAGCAGTCAAGCAGGAACTTCATTAAGACAAATATTAATGCGAATTGGCACATCAAAAGAAGTTAAAGCATTAGGCGTTAAAACTACCGATAAAAACGGCAACATGCGCGACTTATTTGATATTCTTTCAGATATATCTGACGCAACAAAACACATGGGGAATGTTCAAAGAACAGCAATAAATCAAAAAATTTCAGGCTTTATCGGTTCATCTGCATTTGAAACGTTATTGAAACAAAGTGATACAGGAGAGCTTAGAAAATTAAGAGGAAAAAAAGGCGAATATGACGGCGAAGCCGCAAAAGTAGCAAAAATAAAACTCGACAACTTAGCCGGTGATATGACAATGCTACATGCCGCATTTGAAAACATCAGCGTTGAACTATTCGAAAAAAATAATGACTGGCTACGTAAAGCTGTTCAAGGTCTAACTAATTTATTACATGGTTTTGGTGAGTTTCTCAAAAAACATCCAGCGGTAAGTAAAGCATTGGTTGTTATTGGTGCGGGGCTAGCAACAATTACTACTGCATTTGGTGCATTTGCAATAATGCTAATGAGTGTTTTTGGCCCAATGTTAATGACCCGATTTATATTATCAAGAATTGGTTTATCATTTGGTGGTTTATCTATAAAAACGAATGTTGCAAAAAAAGGGTTTTCGTCGTTTAGCAAAACATTATTATCATTTATTGTGCCAGGTAAAAAAACTGGCTCAATATTAAAATCAATCGGTAAATCAATACTAGCTATTGGTAAATCACTTAAAAAACTTCTACTTGGAGGAATTGGATTTACCGGATTACCATTTAAAAGAATAAGCTCATTATTTGGCAAATCAACATTAATTCCCCGTATATTACAATTTTTTGGTTTTGCACTCAGAGGAGTTAGCTTTGTTCTTGCCCCAATCGGTTGGATTATTACTGCAGCTAGTTTGCTTTATAAATACTGGCAACCCGTTAGCGCCTTTTTTATTGGTTTTTGGGAAGGATTAAAAGAATCATTATCGCCCGTAACTGAAGAATTTTCATATCTTGAACCGTTTGTTACAACAATCGGTGATGGATTTAAATGGCTTGGAGAAAAAATAAGTAGCTTAATAAATTGGTTTTGTGAACTGTTTGAACCAGTAAAGTTAACAAAAGAAGAATTCAAAAACGCAAAAGAATCAGGCAAATCTTTTGGGAGAAGTGTCGGCGAGGCAATTCGATGGCCTTTAAGTATGTTAAACAAACTATACTTAAAATTTAAAGAATTTAATGACTTTTTAGACGCAACATTTCAAAAAATTGAAGGAATATTTTCTGGAGAAGGAATCATCTTTGATAAATTTACAAAAATCGGATCTTATATTGCTGATGGTCTAATTGATGGGGTTAATAACAAACATGGGAATATCAAAGTAACAATGTCAAATCTTGCTGATAACATTGGCAACTGGTTTAAAAGCACTTTAGATATTCACTCACCATCCAGAGTTTTTGCTAAATTCGGCGGTTATACAATTGATGGTTATATACATGGCATTGAACATAACCAAAGTGATGCATTCCGCTCAATGTGCCAACTTGGAAAAAACATTGGCAACCGATTTAAAAATACATTAGATATTTACTCACCTTCTCGTTTATTTACAAAATTTGGCGGACACGCGGTTGATGGGTATGTTAACGGTATTGAACGAAATCAAAATGACGCAATACAAAGTGTTGGCCAACTTGCAAACAACATAATAACCACAGGATCACAACTTTCAAGTGGTGTTGTCGTAGATAATCGCCGCCCTATTAGGGGTACCTCAGGTATATCACAATATTACATAACAATAAATGCCGCACCTGGCATGAATGAAAAAGAATTGGCACGTTGTGTAGCTAAAGAGATAGAACGACGTGAACGCAATCAATCAGCACACTACCGTTCAAGTTTAAGGGATATCGATTAATATGATGATGATGTGTTACGGCTTATTTGTTTTTGGTTTAAAAACAATACCCTATCAGACTGTCGAAGAAAATAAAGATTGGCGTTTCCCAGCTAATTCACGGGTAAATCAACGTTCAGCATTACAATTTATTGGTCGTGATAACGAAACAATAATATTGTCTGGCGTATTGTATCCAGAATTAACTGGCGGTCGATTAAGTTTGGCGGTTTTAGAAAGAATGGCCGATCTTGGTTACTCATGGCCATTAATCGAAGGTACAGGTATACATCTTGGCTTCTTCGTTATGACCAACTTAAAAAAAACAAAAACGGAATTTTTTAAAGATGGGGCACCCCGCAAGATTGAATTCACTATATCACTAACAAAAGCTGACCCGGCAGACCGGCTGCCTTTCGCTGATATTATAGGGATGATATGAAACAACCAACCTACACAATCACAATTGATGATAAAAATATTACATCTAACTTTGATAAACGTCTTATCTCGATGCAGATTACTGATAATCGAGGGTTAGATGCTGACACCATATCGATTGAACTAGATGATAGCGACGGCAAACTTGAACTACCAAAGCGAGGAGTTCAAATTAGCGTATCACTAGGCTGGATTAATGATAACGTCATTTTACAAAACATATTCACTATTGACGAATGCGAGCACTCCGGAACACCAGACGTACTATCAATTCGTGGCAAAAGCGCCAATTTGCGTGACTCACTAAACGAAAAACGTGAAAAAAGCTACTCCGATACAACACTTGGGGCAATAACCGAAGAAATTGCAAAACGGCACGATCTGCTGTTCAGAATAGATAAAAGTATAGAGCATGAACACATTGCCCATATAGACCAGACCAATGAATCGGATGCTTCGTTTTTAACACGCCTATACAACGATTTTAATGCCGCTGTAACATTAAAAAATGGCATGCTGATTATTTTCAAAAAAGGATTGGCAAAAACAGTAAATGGTCAAGGCATCCCGACAACAACAATCACCCGTAAACTTGGCGATCAGCACCGCTTTGCTATTGCCGATAGAAATGCGTACACTGGCGTAAAAGCTTATTGGATTGACTACCGCCAACAGAAAAAGCAGCAAACCAAAACAACTCGAAAAACGAAAAACAAAAACAACCAAACAAGCAAAGATGAAAGTGGCGTGCTAGTCGGCGCCGATGAAAACGTAAAAATATTACGGCACACATACGCATCCAAACAAAGCGCTTACCGAGCGGCTCGTAATGAATGGTACAAATTACAACGCGGCGCATCACAATTTAGCATCAACCTTGCCGAAGGACGCCCTGACATTTACCCAGAAATGCCCGCCTCAGTCGAAGGATTCAAAAAGGAGATCGACTCAACACTATGGACAATAACCCGTTGCACACACAGCTTAGACACAAACAGTGGTTATACCACTTATGTTGAACTCGAAATTAAATTAGAAGATGAAGAAAAACCCAAAGAAGAAAATGAATAATACTGGATTTAATTAAAAGTTAATATAAAATTAACTAAAAATTAAAGAAGAGGTAAAGTATCGATGAAATGCCCACACTGTAAATCCAAAACCGTAATCCGAACTAGCCAAGAACTAAGCGAACTAACTCGCAAGCAATATCGACAATGCACAAATGTTTACTGCTGTCACTCATTTACGGTATTGCAATCTGTCTCAGAAACGATAGTGCCCAGCGCTTGCCCTGATCCAGCAGTAAAGATACCTATTTCACCAAAAAACCACTACCAACTACATACAAGATAAAGCTTAAATGGGTTGTATTATAAAATACGACCCAATCAATTTTCTGTAACTAACATAAAAAACTAACCGCCATTTTACCGCCACTTAGTAAAGTTGACTGATTTTTATAATGTGATTTTTAAATGTAAGCTTTTGATTATATTAATTTAGAATGGTGGCCCCTACTGGACTTGAACCAGTGACCAATCGATTATGAGTCGACTGCTCTGACCAACTGAGCTAAGGGGCCATTTTGATGTGCTACTGAATTAGTAGGTTTGCGATTATAATAGAGTTAAATCGAATTTGCTATAGTTAATTAATAAAATAGGTTGGTTTGATTATTTATTAACCTGTATTTTATTGGATTTTGTGCAAACTTAATTACTGATATTCTTTGTTTAACTAAACTGATACAATAAGTTAAGCTATTTGTTATATTGGATGAGGAAATTTTATGTTTATTAAAAAATCGCTAGTTATTGGTGTTACGATATCAGCAACTTTGCTTTTAAGTGCTTGTAGCAACTCTAATCATCAACTTACTTCTGCCGGTAGTCATGTTCAATTCATCGATACTAAACCTGCTGCTTCTTGTCAATTATTGGGTAAAGCCGAAGGACGCCGTAGTAGCTTCTTTTCTGGTCTTAAAACACATAGTGAACTTATTCGCGATGCAGCAACAGAACTAATGAATAATGCAGCTGCTATGGGGGGCAATGTAATTTATAATGCTCAAGATACGTCTATGAAGTATATTTCAGATATTGCGCCAACAGATGCAATTATGGTTGGTGAGGTTTATCGTTGTAAATGA